ATTTGACTTCCGGGCGGTTAGGCTTCGCTTGAGCCTTTAATCAAGCCCCTTTCTTCCACTTTATTTTAGATGTTGTTTCTAGAATATTGTTTTTACTTTCTGTTTTGTTTTGTTTATTAAATTCAAATTTCTTTGTTTTGTTTTGTTTTACTTATTTTATTTATAAATATTGCTGGTTAATTACCAGTTCGGTTGGCTATTGCTACTCTAAAGATTAATATGGCGACAAATTTTAATCATAGTTCTCGCGGTTCCCGTCGTTCTGCTGCTCGTGCTCGTTCTCGAGCTAAGAATAACGACACTTTTCGTTCCCAAATGCGGGATATGAAGATTTCAGGAGATGTACGAGAAGAAGAGTTTTTTGAGCGTGACGATGATGTTGGTAACGCTGCTGATTACGCTCAGTTTGTAGCCAAGTCTGTTGAGATTCGTGCTCGTACCGTCAAGGTCGATCCTTCGAAGTTGGCTGGGCCGAAACTTTCCCGTCCTGTTGAGGGTGGGTTTGTAGTTCAGCATGACGATTTGCGTCGTAAGACTACGGAGAAGTGGCCAAAGTATAAAGCCCGTGTTGTGGCTTCTGCGCCAGTTAATGCCTTGCCTAAGGTGGTTGACAGGCGTTCTAAAGCTGCTAACAAGCAGTCGCGTTTGGATGATCTCCATGAGCTCTTGCGTGAGTATCATTTTAATGTTTTACCTGATGTTTACCTAGGTGGCAAGGGTCAAGGTCAACGTAAGAGGGAGATCGGCAGAGTTAGGAAGAATTTACCGCACAATTCGTGTGTTGTTTTTCCTGATTCAGCACCTGGCCCTGCTGTTGCTTTTCAATGGGATGTTGTCCAATTGCCATCATGGGATTGTGATTTTTATTCCGGCTATTTTGTTGCTGCGCGTGCTGAAGCATTGCGAAAGCACCAAGACAAGGTACGCAGTGGCGTGGACATTTTGTTGAGTGATCCTACTGCTATCGTTGATGGTATTCCTCAGTCTTTTAATGGAGTTGAGAACATCATGTCTATTTTGCCTGAATTTGCCTCTATTGCTGGTGTTCAACCTTCCAATATCGCGTGGACTTTTTTACAGGATAATTGGCGCAGTTTTACTGCGTTAGGTTGTGAATTGTATGCGTTATCATTGGTTTCAGATGCCGCTAAGCCTCGGTACCTCTTGGCTCGTGCATCGAGCTTTGCATTTTATGCTGGTCCTGATTTGCCAGGGCTACAGTTGATGATGCTTAAGGTTTTGGCAATTCCGGCTGTCGTGGAGTTGGTTGGATTGTTTCGCCACGTTGTTGGTACCCCGGATAACCCGGTTGGTCCTGATGGTGTGGTGTCGTTTGATCAACAAAGTCTTATATCTGAGGTTTTGCGCATGACTGCTGCATCCTCGATGTCACCTGGATCTGCAGTTCATGCTATCGTTGCTATTAGCGCTGCTGCTTATGCGGTTTTCGCTAGTAAATCTATGGCAGATTTTAATTTTTCTGTTGTGATTTCTGCAGTCACTGGTCTAGTGTTGAAGTTGCCCAAGGTTGATACACCTGAGGAGGTTGTAGCCGTGCTTTTGCGTAGTTTACCCACCGTCATTGGTGCTGTTACAACAGCCATAGAGATGCGCTCGTTGATGCCGTTGTTGACGGGTGGTGATTCCACTTTTATGCGAGTTGTGGCCGTTCAGACGGCTTTTGATTTGCATAAGATAGGCAAATACGATCCAATGTTGTTCGCTGATGAGAAGGCTTTCCGCACTGCTGTTGAAGACGTTTGTACCGAGGTTGAGCCTTTGGTTAAACGTGGTAATTTGCAAGCTATGCGTGATTGGAGGTCCTTGTGTACGATACGTACTTACATGCGAGCTGCTAATTTGGGTAAGTTTAAAGCTGCACCGTTTTGCTTTGCGTTGGTTGGCGCTTCCGGAGTTGGAAAAACTGACTTGTTGTACAAGGCTATGCATGGCTTGGCGTGGGATCATTTTGGCGAAACTTTGAGACAAGAGCAAATTTACACCAAGCAGCCTACTGATAAGCATTGGTCTGGGTACTCTGATCGAGCGGATTTTTGTGTGTTCGACGATATGTCTAACGCTAAATCATCTGCTGGAACTCCAGTGCCTAACCCTACGGATCCGTTAATTTATACGGTTAATAACATTACTTCGCAGTTGCCTATGGCGGATTTGGAAAGTAAAGGTCGCGTTACTTTTTCCTCTAAATTTGTTGCTGTCACGTCAAATATTGTTGACTTGAAGGCAAATATGTTTTCGGAGTGTCCAGAGTCTGTTTTGCGCCGTTTTAATGTGGTGATTGAGCCTATAGTTCGCCCGGAGTTTCGTAAAGGTGCTTCCCTCGCGATTGATAAGGCAAAGATACCTCCCAAGGACGTGTGCGAAGTTCCGAACACCCATTCGTTTAGATTATTTTATTGGGAGAAGAATGAGGATTCTTTACCAGGAGTAGTTGCGAAGGTTTATTTGGATTTTCCCGAGGAAGCCGGAATTTTGGAGCTTATTGAACTTTTGGTTCAGCTTTCTCGCCTCCATTTTGCAAATCAGGACGGTCTGGTGAAAGCGCACTCGTTGGCTAGTTTTAAGCCTGATGATATTCGTAGATTTCGCCAGCAAAACCACGCATATGCCAACAGGGCGGCGCCTGTTGTGGGTCCAGCGCAGCCTATCCAGCTAGTCCGTGAAGACTATGGTCAGGAAGTTGCAGAGCGGGACGCCGAAGATGCGTTTATTGACGCAGATTTTGCTGATCGTGAGATTCCCGTGGATGGCGCTGGTGAGTTAGCTGACGATGCTCCATTAGAGTACGCTCAGCATGGTACGTGCATGAGTAAGAGCTTGTTAGATAACATGTTCTGCCCTTTAGGGCTGCCTGCTAGAGCTGAGAGCGGAAATGTACTGGTTTCTCAAGAGTTTGTGCCTGTGGCTACTGATGAACCTATGGCTGCTCGTATTGAGCGGTGTGCGCGTGCTCGTGTTTTAGAGCCACCCGAACCTCCACCTGTGCCGCCGCCGCAGCCGCGTTACTTGCTTTTTGGCCCGGTGGGGGCTTTTGTTGCGCGGCGGGTTGAACAGATTTACGGTGGTGTCACGGGTTATTTGGTTTTCTACTTGATGAACTTTGTTGATACTACGGTTTTATCTTTAGTAGAGTCTTTTTTGCGGTGGTATTCTCCTACCATCATTACTCAAATTATGGCTTTTAGCTTGTTTACGGGCATGTGGTTTTTGCAAATTTTCCTGTTGGTTTCGTATGTCTTTTTGATCATTGTGAGGAATGAGTTGGTTGCCAGGCTCAATGTGATGAACCACGCCAATCGTCTGTTAGTTATTTCAGCGGTAGGTGGCTTGGTTGGTTACATGGTGACGCGCCGGATCATGAGCTCTGTGAAGAAGCGTCCTGACGTTGTTCTTGTCACGCGGAATGAGCCGGCGGTTGCAGTGAAGACTCCACCAGTTGCAGAGGAGGAGACACGAGTCCCGTTGGGGCCCGTTGCTCTTCCAGGTATCCCCGAAGGTATAGTGGAGTTTACCATGGCGTCTACTTTCGAGACTTCTGTGCTTAATCCCAAGGTTGCCGCTCCTGTGGCAACGACGGCTACACTTGGTCAACTTAGACTTGCAATGGCGTATAAGTCGCTGTTTGTGCTGTTTTGTGCTGGGTTTGGTGTGGATGCTATTCTTCGCCCAGGTGTTTTGACGCCTATTTGTACTGGGTTGTATTGCATTAACAAACACATCTTGCTACCTATTTTGGAGTCGGTTGCTGACACCATCTTGTTAGTGTGTTATGCTCACAATTCAACACAGAAGCGTACGTTTCGCATTTCACGCCGTCAGATATATTTGCCGGACTCGGATTACGACATTGCTTTTGTCCACATAGTTGGACCTAAGGAAAAGGATCTTAGACCGTTTTTGATGCATCCAGATTATTTCCGTGATTTGTGTAACCAGAACGCTCGTTTTCCGGTTGGTGATGCGATGTTGCTGATGACGCGAGTTCCGGCGGCAGTTTTGTCGGGTAAGGTAGAGGCCGCTGGTATGGTTACTGCTATTGACGTTCGTCTAGCGGGTAGACCCGTTTCTCGCAACGTTCGTTTTGGGGATGTGGTTACGAAAGCCATAGTCATGTTGGCGTGCTCTCAGACTATGCCAGGTGATTGTGGCTCTCCTATGGTTATGTCGCTCAGTGCGAGCGGCAAGCTTATTCCCGTGTTTGCAGGTATTCATGCTGGCATGACCCAGATGGGTTCTGACCGGTTTGCCATTATTACCCCTCTGTTGCCTGGTGCGGTTGCTGCGGCTTTGGAAAAGTTTTCTACGACGACATTCCAATCTGCCAGGTTGTCGTTATTTGGGTTGTCGTCGCAGGTGTTTTTGGATCCTTCCCGTTCTCATCCCCAATTACCGCAACCCGGCGGAGACGTAGTTCCATTGGGTGTGTTGGTTAATAGTCGGGGGGAGAACACCGCATCTATTAATTCTTCGAGTTCTAATTTGACTCGTGGTGTTTTTTATGAGAGTAAGGATATGGATGAGAAATTGGGAGAGCTTACTCATCAGTTTCCTCCTTTTATGCGTGATATTGCTCATTATGCACGCCCATTGAATGAGATGGCCCAGAAGTGTGATAATTTTGATGTCCGTGCGTTGGAGGCAGCGATCCAAGATTATGCCTTAAACTTGCAGTTGGTTGCCGGGGATGATTTACCGCCAGGCCCCGCTAGTCTGTTAGTTGCCTGTAACCTGGACACCGAGGCTGGTATTCCTCCAGTACAAGTTGGCACGTCTAGCGGAGTTGGCCGCAAGGGCCCCAAATATAATTACTTGGTTGACGCTTGCGTACCCAATTGCACTGTTTCGGGGTGTACCGCTTTTCACCCCCTTTCTACCGAGCGTTTGGTGCCTGGGCGCCCTTACAAGTATGCTGATCCTGATCTGGAAGCTGAGGTTTCTCTGTTGATTGAGGAACTTATCGCTGGTAAGATGGATTTAACTTTGTTTAAGGCTGCTTTGAAGGACGAGCCTGTTGCGCGCGGCAAGAATAAGGTGCGCGCGTTTTACGTTGGTAATTTGGCTGTGCTCTTAGTTTGCCGTATGTATTTTGGTCCATTGTTGGGCAAATTGCATGGTAAGCCGCGTTACGAGTGTGCATTGGGTATGGATACCATGTCCCGTCAGTGGGAGGACTTGATGGTACGCACTGAGCGTTTTGATGAGTCAAATGGTCATGCTCATCGTTTGGCTGGTGATTACAAGGCGTTCGATTTGTCTACTCATTCTGCACTTTTGGCTGGCTTTTATGATAGCTTGGTGGAGTTAGCTTTGAAGGCTGGTTGGACCCCTCGTGATATTGCCGTGTTGCGCGGGTTGGGCAAGAATCTGAGCAACCCAGTGTACATTTTCTTGGGCCAGGTTGTTCGTGTTCGTGGATCAAACCCATCTGGGATTAATTGCACGACAGACGCTAATTCTGGTGTTAACTCGATATTGCATCGAGTTGCTTTTTACACCAAGAATCCTGAGCTTATTGATTCGCCCAAGTTGGCTAATGTGAACGAGACGTTGTTTACGTCTGCGGTTTCTTTGATAACTTATGGGGATGACGCAATGGGGTCTGTAGATGACTCGCGGTTCAGACCTATTAATAATGG